ATGAGCGGCGAAATAATCGGGTTGCATGATCGCGAGGCGGAGCGGCTAGGGCGCCGCGAGTTTCCAAATCTGGCGGAAGCCATGAAGGTTAGGGCGCAATATACGGACGACCAAATTCGGGAGTTCGCGAGCAAATCGTTTTACCGCAACGAGAAGCTTGAGCAGCACGAACTGGAAGCGCTTCTAGCGGACGCCCGTGTTCGGTTCGCAGATGAGCGCCCGAACAGTTTCGGGCAATAAAAAACCCCGGCCACCTTGCGGTGCCGGGGTTTGAACAGTTCGAAACCGTCTCAGTGCATGAGACTGATCTGGACTTCGCGGCCTGTGCGATGCCGGCTGAGAAGGTCGGCCCGATCAGACACCCACTTGGAAGCGGTGCTTTTCGAGACGCCCAGCATCGAGGCAAGCTCGTCGTTGGTGACGGGCTTCTTCGCTTTGCGAAGCGCAAGGACGACGGGATCATCGACAATCGCCGGGGCGGGCAGGGCCAGCCTTGGCTTCTCGTCTCCACCTTCGTCCTTCGGCTTTTCCACCTTCGACTTCACGATCTCCACGCCGAGGGCTAGATGCAGGAGAACGAGGATGCAGATGTCGAACGTGAAAACCCTTGCCACCGGCGAGGCCAGCGTATAGCCCTGACCCCAGCGTTTGCCATCGGCTCCGAAGCCGAGGACCGTAGCAACCGCCTCAAAGTAAGCGGCGGTGCCGTTGGCCGGTGCGGCAGGCTTGAGAGCGTCGAAACGAACCTGGGCCTCGTAAAACTGCAACTTCGAGACTTCGACCGTTTCCCTCAAGCCTTGGCACCTTGTGCCCCGGCCGCTCGAACACTCACGCGTCAGGCTGACGTTAGCGAGGTCGAGAGCGGCGCGAGCCTTCTCGAGACTGGCGGCAGCGCCCTTCACGGCGTCACCGTCTTTATTGGCCAAGGCCTCGGCGACCAGGCCGCCCTTGGCAACGCGACCGGCCGACTCGGTCACGAGGAGTAACGCGCTTGCGCACGTCACGATGAACAGCATCGCTGCCGTTCCCAATTTCTTGGCTCGAACAGCCGGGCCGATGAAGAGACCCGACAGCAGCGAGGACAAGAACAGTAGGAAGAACATCCCGTGATCGGCGGAGAGTTCTGCCCCGTGCCGCCAGTCGTCGAGAACGATGAACCAGACGGCACCTGCACCAAGCGCGAAACAGGCAACCAGTAGCCACCAGCTACGCACCGTGATATGGTATTTCATGTTAGACCTTTCCCCTGGACGGGAGTGGTTGAACGAAGGCTCGGAAGGGGTACCAACCCTTCCGGGCCTGTTTCATTTTCTGATGGGCCTCATCAGCTACCGCTTTACGGTAGGACCGGGATCGCTCCCGGTTTCGGCCTTACTGCTTGCGTTGACCAAGCCTCACGTCCATTCCGCACATATCGCGCAAGTAGGCGATCTCTTGCTCGCAGGACACGCGGCTGGCGTAGGTCAGATAAACCTCAAGTTTCCCGCCAATCATGCGAAGGATGCACCATTGGTGGGCCGGGTCGTTCGTGAGCGTTGCCATGTCTAAGCCTCATGCTTGTTTATATATCCCACAATAACTCTCGTGATTTGATTTTGCAAGAGGGGGTCTGTGCATAACCCGATCACATTTTCGTGATTTGTAATTATGGGGCTTGCGGATGCATTCTGAGGTATGGAACAGCCCAAACCATCCCCCCGCCCCCGTGGCCGCCCGCCGATGCAGGATCAATCCATGCAGCAAATCGCCATCCGCCTGCCCAAGGCGCTGATCGAGGAGGCCGACCGCATGGCCAAGGACCGCGACATGAGCCGCTCCGACATCATCAGGACGGCGCTAGAAGCCGCGTTGCCGATCTTGGGGGGCAGATGAGTTACATTGTGGAGCGTTTCGCTCCACCCCTAGCGCGATATGTCGAAAAAAGCGGGATTTTCAGACATATGCTGCCGATCATGTCGATTGCCACGACAGATCAATAGAACAAAAACCATGCGACACGCTGTCGCGTAGCGCTCCCATTTACAAATCACGCGCATCAGCGTAATTTGGAATGACAGATGGTTAATGTCCATCTTTGCGCCCGCGAGCCGATCAGGCTTTCGCGGGCGTTTTCGTTTCCGGCTTTGCTCATGGAACGCTTAGTGAACGTTTCCCGTGAAACAATCCGTGAAACAGTATCCGACCCTGAAACTCCGCCGACGCCAAGCCCACGACACCCACCCGCATCACCCGTTGACGCAAGAGGATGGGCACGAGAGCCGAACCGGAGTTTCGCGGTTGCGACCCAGAACACCCCAAACAATGACGCCCCGGTCGAGCATTGCTCGAACCGAGGCGTTGGTAGTCCGGTGGGATACGCAGCACACGAAAACGCAGCACTCTTACTCGGGACGCGACGCAACTCACTGACCACACCACCATCACCGATGCGTTTGACGAAAGGGCGGCGGAAATGAGCGAGTATAAGGGCAAGCAGCGTTGCACCTTCCCCAAGTGCGGAAGTGCCTGTGTCGGCGTGTGCCGCCTGTCGGCGAGCGCATCCGCACCCATGGTCGGCATCCCTTCCGGGGCGCACCCAGACCTGGCTCGCCTTGTTCGCCCAGCTCATCAGGATGCGCGCCGCCCCAAGGCGCAGCGTCCGCCGCCGCCCAGCCTGTCGGCCAGCTATGCCCGTCACAACGGCGAACCCTGCCCGTACTGCGACCGGGATATGGACACTAGGTCGTGGTCGATGGCGCCTTCGACGGATCATCTCAACCCCGTCAGCCGAGGCGGCAGCAACAGTTCTGACAACAAGCTCATCGTCTGCCGTGGCTGCAACGAAGCCAAATCCGGTCGGACCCTCGAAGAGTTCCTGACCCATCTCAAGGATCGCCGCGATCCCCGCGCCGCCCATGTGCAGCGCGTGGTCAACAGTCGGATGAGCGCCCCAGCAGGCGCTTGAACAGTTCTGGATCTTTCAAGCGCGAGGGTTCTTCAGGGGGCGGGCTGGCGTCCTACTAACTCGAGAGGGCCGATCCGGCCTCGCGCGACGGGAAAGCACTGACCCTGCCACCCCGTTCATTCCTGACCCGGCAAATCGGCCTACCCAGCCAATACAACGAGGCGATCATGCTTGTCCATGACAACCAAGGTCACGAGATCGGCCGCTTCCCCATCGATTGGGACAACGAGCGGAACCTCCTCAACTACGGCAACGTCAAGATCGCCTGCCCGATCCCGCCATTCAAGGGGCCGCCGTCGATCGGCGTCACTCCCGACCTGTTCATGGCGATCGTCCGCATCGAGAGGCGCGGGAAACAGTTCATCGCCTCTCCGGCGCTGTACGCCAGATACCTGATCGCTTGGCACCACGCCAACGAACTATCCCGCCGCGTCTTCCGGTCCAGCCTCAACCACATGGACTGCGAAGCTGCACAGGCTGAGCGTGATCGGCTCTGGGTCGAAGTGCAGGAGAGCGCCGCGAGGGCGGTCGCATGACATCCCGGCGGCTCCCACAGGCGTTCATCGACCAACTGGTCGGCGAAGCATTGCCCGCAAGCGGCCCAAGACCCAGGCCGAGTGCTGCGCTATCGCGGCTTACGTCGCGGTCGTCGCTGACGACGGCCCGTGGACGGACGATCACATCATCGACACAGCAGCATCGACGGCCGCCGGACTGTTCGGCCCCGCTTTCGCCGCTGCCGACTATGGCCAGCGCACTGCATGGGTCGATATGTGTGAACGCGAACTGCGTAAGGCCATCATCTGATTACGCTTGTCACGCTTCCCCGGCAGAAACGCCGAAAGCGTGACAAACCCAACGAGCTTCTGCGCAGAGCAGAGGGGAGACAGGCGTCAGACAGACGCATGGGGCAAGGTCTAGTAGGCGGGCCCGCCGAACGATCCACTGCGAACGAATGTCGGCCGGGTGCTTCGCCCATGCAAGCGAGCCTCGATCCCGGTTCACCTGTCTCCCGACACATCCAAGCCCCATCCGACATGGGCGCCCCGCCGCACACGCGGCGGGTAAAAAACGCATAGGCAACCGAACAATGGCTAGTAAAATCAAAGGCAACGCTCGTAAGCGTGGCAAGCCGAAGGGCACCAAGGACAAGAGCCCGAAGCAGGCGGCCCTGGAGATCGAGCGCCTCGAGAACATGAACGTCGCGCTCGAACTGCGCAAGAAGGCTTGGCACTACCGCAAGATCGCCGCCGAGATGTCTCACCCCAAGGGTGAGGGTTACGGCATCGGCCGGCCCGTATCCCCCTCGACCGTCTCCGATTGGGTCCAGGCCGCGATGAAGATGATCCCCGTCGAGAACGCCGAGATCGTCAAGCAGATGCACCTCGACCGGCTCGACGAACTGATGCGGATGACCTGGCGCGAGGTCGAGGAGAGCGACGAGGCCGGCAAGGTCCTGTCGCGTGACGCACTTGGCCGCGTGCTGCGCATCATGGATCGACAGGCGCAATACATGGGCCTCTACGCCCCCGAGGGCGGCGGCAGTGGTGCCAACCGCATCGCCGACGCACTGAGTGACCCCGACAGCTACGCCAAGATCGTCGCCGCGAGCGCGCCGACCATCAACCCGGACGGGCCTATGCCCGCCAATCCGATCCTTTGAGTGCTGCTCTGCGGCAGCGCGGAGTAGTGCCCATGCACATCAAGCTCACAGAGCGGCGGGCGATCTCGCCGACCGCTATCCAATTGACCACCAAGCAGGCGAACATCTTCGTCTTCGGCTGGCAGCCCTATGCCCGCTTCCGGTATGCCGTCTGCGGTCGTCGGTTCGGAAAGACCTACCTCGCCATCGAGGAGATCAAGCGCGCCTATCGGCTCGCGGTGAAGCACAACATTCACCCCGACAATGAAATCTGGTACGGCGCGCCGATCTTCAAACAGGCCAAGCGCGTTTTTTGGAACCGATTGAAGCGGGCAATCCCCGAGGAGTGGCTGGGCGGCAAGCCGAACAATACCGAATGCGTGTTGTCCATGCGATGCGGCCGCATCCTGCGGCTCGTCGGCCTCGATGACATCGACGCGCTCCGCGGCTCCGGCCTATGGTTCTTCGTCGGCGACGAGTGGGACGACGCCAAGCCCGAGGCATGGTCCGAGGCTATCCGGCCGATGCTTGCCAGCGCCGGCGGCCATGCACTCAAGATCGGCACGCCGAAGGGTTTCGGCATGCTCTACGACGGATACAACGACGGCCAGCCTGGTCGGTTCAAGGTCGGCGAGGAGCAGTACGTCGCCGAGTTGCATGGCCGCGATCCCTTTACGATGTCGTGGAAGTACAATTCGATTGAGGGCGGCAACGTCCCCCAGCACGAGATCGACCACGCAAGGCGCACGCTCGACCCTCGGACCTTCCGCCAGGAATGGGAGGCGTCATTCGAAACCTACTCGGGCCGCGTCTATTACGACTTCGACCGCCGTGAGAGCGTGAAGTCGATCGACTATGATCCGAGCCGGCCGATCCACGTCGGCATGGACTTCAACGTCAATCCGATGACCGCCTCTCTCTGGCAAGAGCGGACGGAAGGCGGCGAAGTGATCTCCGAACAGTTCCGGGAGATCGTCATCCCGACATCGAACACCCACGAGATGGCGCGCGAGATCGCAACGCTGTTTCCCGACGCCTACAACGCCGAGCAGATTTGGATCTATCCCGACCCCGCCGGCGCGCAGAACCGTTCGTCGGCGCAGGGCGAAACCGACATCTCGATCCTGCGCAAGTCAGGCTTTCACGTCTACGCGATGTCGTCGCACCCGTTGGTGCGCGACCGCGTGAACTACGTCAACAGTCGCATCAAGACCGCCGACGGGCATCGCCATCTGTTTGTCGATCCGTCATGCCGGCACACGATCACGGCCCTCGAACGCCAGGTCTACAAGGAAGGGACGAGCGAGCCTGAGAAGGGCGAGCACGACCACTTCACCGACAACGTCGGATACTACATCTTCACGCGCTTCGCCCACCAAAAGCCGCACACGGCGCAAATGCCTCCGATCTTCGGCACATAAAGGCACCCCCAATGCTCGACACCCTCAAGACGCTGGTCCCCGAGGACACGGACATGCCCCCGCGTGCCCGCGAACTCCAGTTCCGCGAACTGTTTCGCACCGGCGAAATCTACGACGTCAAGGCCGCCAACGGTCAATCCGCCCTGTTCGAGTTCCACGTCGAACAGAACGAGGCCGGCGAGTATATCCCTCTGGCCAAGCGCAAACCCTCCGTGCGCTACGGCCTTGCCCAGATCATCGTCAGCGACACCACCGCCCTCCTGTTCGGCGAAGGCCACTTCCCGGCGATCGAGGTGACCGTCGGCAAGGCAAAAGCCGGCAAGGCCGACAAGACGGCCAAGCAGGCCGGCGAACTCATCGACGACATTCTGGCCGACCTCATCAAGGAGACGAAGCTCCAGGCCGTCATGCTGGACGGCGCCGTCAAGGGCTCCGTCGGCTCCGTCGTCTATTGGCTGCGCGTGCTCAAGGGCCGCGTGTTCATCTCGACGATGGGCACCCACAACCTGACCCCCGAGTGGGACCCGGAGGAGCCGGACAAGCTGCTCAAGGTCGTCGAGAAGTACAAGGTCAAGGGCGCGGTCCTGATGGCGCTCGGCTACACCATCCACAAGGACGACACGCACGCCGACTTCTGGTTCCAGCGCACCTGGGACCGCGCGCGCGAAATCTGGTATCTGCCTTGGCCGGTCAAGATGGAGAAAAACGTCTGGGTCGCCCGTGGCTATCCGGCACCGGAAACCGAGGACCCCAAGCGCACGCCCAAGGCGCACAACCTCGGCCTCGTGCCGATGGTGTGGGTGCGGAACCTCCCCGGCGGCAACGACATCGACGGCGAATGCACGTTCCGCGCGGCCATGTCCAACGCGGTCGAGATCGACTACCAGATCAGCCAGGGCGGCCGCGGCCTGAAGTACAGTTCCGATCCCGTCCTGCATATCCGCGATCCCGGCTATGAGAGCATCGGCGGCGCCGTGGCCATCGCCGCGGGTCCGCCGCGTGTCGGCCCGGCTCCTCCGGGGGGCGCCCCTGTCGTGCCGCGCGGCATCCGCAAGGGCGCCGATCGCGCGCTGGTGACGGGCCCCAACAGCGAGGCGAAGCTCCTCGAGATCAACGGCACGGCCGCCAAGGCCGTCGAGGACTATGTGCGCTTCATGCGGGAAATCAGCCTTGAATTGTGCGGCGGCAACCGGACGAGCCCCGAACGGCTCACCGGCGCGCAGTCTGGCCGCGCGATGGAGATGATGAACCAGAGCCTCATCTGGGTCGCGGACAAGCTGCGCTCGTCCTACGGCGAGGGTGCCTTGGTCGATATCCTCAAGATGGTCCTGGCGGCAAATCAGGTTTACGATCTGATGATCGCCGGCGAGGCGCATCCCAAGGGCACGTTGCCCAAGCCGGAGAAGGCACGCATCTCGCTCAAGTGGCCGCCGTGGTATCCGCCGACCGCTGCCGACGATGCGAACGAAGCCATTGCGATCAAGACGCACCGCGAAGCGGGCATCCTGTCGCGCGAAACCGGCATCCGCAAGATCGCGCCTCGCTACGACATCGAGGACCCGATCGAGGAGATGGAGCGCATCGACGCCGATCTCCAGGCGGACGCCGAACGAGAGATCGAGACGCAGACGGCGATCAAGCCGCCCGCGTCTCCCAGGATCGCGAAGGAAGCGGCATAGCCGCCTCCCGCGAACGGGTGAGGGTCAGCAGGGTCGGATTGCGCGGGGCGAGCCAATGCTCAATCCCCTCCGGCCCCTCCTCGCCTACATCTGCCGGGCCTGACGCTCGGCGTTTGCAAAGCCTCTGCCCTGGCCCAGGTCGCGCCTGGGGTTGTGGAGGTCGACTGTTCTAGGCAGTCGGAATGACCCGGCCGCCGATGCCTGAGAGCCGGTCTCGCGGGCACGGCGGCCACCTTCTCACATCTCGAAACTGTTCAAGGCTCGCGAGCCCCGGCTGGATGCCGGGCGCGGTCCTTTTTGCTTTGAAAGGGCAAACCATGAAGATCAACATGACCGGCGACAGCCGGGACTTCCTCGCGGGCCTCGTCCGCGACGCGCAGACCGACACCGGCACTGGCGGCAACGATCAGCCGAAGGGCATGAACGGCCGCCACCGCTTCAACAGCGACGACGAGGCGGGCGCTGACGACAACGACCCCGGCCCGTCGCGCGACATCAAGGAGTGGCAGGCGTTCGCCAAGGAACTGCGCCGCAAGCAGGCGTACTATCGCGACCAGCGTAACGAGGAGCGTCGCGTGCGTTCGGAGATCGAGGCCAAGCTCGCAGCCGAAACGGCCAAGCGCGAAGCCGATCTCGCCGCACTGCGCACCGAGAGCGAGAACGCCACGAAGGCCGCCGTCGCAGCTGCGCAGAAGGCAGCCGACGAACGCCTGATGCGTCGCGAAATCCGCGCCGCGTTGAAGGAAGCGGGCTGCAAGGACGTCGACGACACCTTGAAAATTTTCGACGCATCGGGTATCTCGATTACCGACGCTGGTGATGTTGAAGGTGTCGCTGAGGCGATCGACCAGCTCAAGAAGTCCAAGGCGTACCTGTTCGACGGCGTTGCGTCCTCCACCACGTCATCGACTGCCACGCCCCCAGCCGCAACGCAGGGCGCGCCGAAAAAGGCGAGCGAGATGACGGCGGAAGAATACGCCGCTGCCCGTGCCGCGTTCACCAAGACACCGACCCGGCGCCCCTACTAAGGGGCGTCTCCTTCCTCCGACCATCGGGCGCCGGCCGCCATGGGTCACCTCAACCTAAAGAGGCGGTCCCATGACCATTGCTAACTTCCCCGCAGCCCTTGTTCCGGCCATCCAGACTGGTTTCCTCGAGCGCGAGTTCCGTGATGGGCTGCGCAGCAACATCGTCTATCGATCTGTCGCCAGCATGGAGCTCTTTCCCTCCAACGTCGGCGAAACGATCACCAAGACGCGCAAGGGCCTCAAGGCCCCGGTGACGGCCGCCCTCGACCCGAGCACGAACACCAACCTCGACAACGGCCTGACGCCGTCGGGATGGACGATCGAGCAGTACCAGCTCGGCGTCAATATGTACGGCGACACCGTCGACCTCAACATGGTCACGCAGCGGGTCGGCATCGAAGACCTGTTCCTGCACAACGCCCGTACCAACGGCATGCAGGCGGCACAGTCGATCGACCGCCTCGCCCGCCAGGCGCTGCTCGACGCCTACATGAGCGGCAACACCCGCGTGCGCGCCACCAACTCCGGCTCGCAGACCTACGTCGATGTCGATGACGTGCGCGGCTTCCAGACCGTGCCGGTCAACGGCGTGATGACGGCGGTGTCCTCGGGCAATCCGCTCGCCATCACCGTCAACGGCACGGCGGTCAACGTCACGGCCGTCACGCTCGACACCGTCAACGTCTCGAGCGTCGCGGCGCTCGGTGGCAAGTCGGGCCGGCTCACGACCGATGCATCGGTGACCCAGACCGACGCCACGGCCAACAACGCCGTGCTCTCGACGCTGGCCCCGACCGTGCTGCGCCCGAACGCCCGCGCGACGACGAAGCACCTCACGGCTTCCGACCTGTTCTCGATGGGCATCGTGCTCGACGCGGTCACGCAACTGCGCAACAACGCAGTGCCGACCGTCGGCGGCCTGTATAACTGCTACCTCGACAACACGAGCGCCCGGCAGTTGTTCGCCGACCCCGACTTCAAGCAACTGTTCCAGGGCTCGAACGCAGCCCAGGAGTTCCGCAACGGCCGCGTCATCGAACTGTTGGACGTGCGCTTCCTGCCCACCACGGAAGCGGTGCAGCAGAGCCTCGTCAACGCCTCGAGCGCCACGGTCAACGTGCACCGCCCCATCGTCTGCGGCGAGGGTGCGCTGGTCGAGGGCGTGTTCGACAGCACGGCCTACAGCAATCTGGGCAACAACGGCGCCATGGTCGACGTGGTCGAGGGGATCGCCATGATCACCCGCCCGTCGCTTGATCGCCTGCAGCAGATCATCGCCCAGTCGTGGTATTACATCGGCGGCTTCGTTTGCCCGACCGACGTCACCGCGACCTCGACGATCATCCCGACTGCAAACAGCGCCCTGTTCAAGCGCGCTGTGATGATCGAGCACGGCTGATAAGGTGCGCGCCCCTTAACCGGGGCGCCGCCTTTCGCATGCACCCCACGACCGACAACGGAGCTTCCCCTCATGGACCTCAGCACCCTTCACGCGAAACCCCTCAACACCAGCAAGGGCGGCGCGCTCGGCGACACCGACGAGATCGGCGTCTGGCAGACCTCCTACGGCATGATGAAGTCGACGCTGGCTCTCCTCAAGGCGTACATCTGCGGCAAGACGCAGACGTCGACCGCGCAGTTGTCCCTGCCGGCCGGCACCACCGCCAAGGCGCCGCTGAATATCCCGCCAGGCGCCGCCCCGACCTCACCTGTTAGCGGCGATATCTGGATGGAAGGCACCGCCATCAAGTTCCGCTCGGGTTCGACGACCTACACCATCACGGCCAGCTAATGGCTCGCGGCCCTGCGAAGAAGAACGAGGCGCCTGCGGCTCCGGCCGCAGACGCTTCCCCGCCCCAGGCGGACCCCACCGAAACCGTTCTGCCCGCGCCCGCCGCAGTCACGAACGGTTTGCCCGTCGCGATCATCCCGACCGCGCGCATCGCCTTCGCCTTCCGCGGCGTGTTGATCACGCTGCACGCAGGCACGGTCGCACACGTCGAGCCCGCCGTTCTGGCGCTGCTCGAGCAGATGGAGGCACCCTTCAAGAGGGTGTGACGCACATGGACCGCCTTGCGATGCCCGTCTGCTCCGGTGAGCAGGCAACGAACAACATCAGCGCCGACGCCGTCGTCAAGGCAGGGGTGGGCCGCCTTGTGCGCATCTCCGTGGTCACGGCCGGCTCCGCTGCGGGCGCCGCGCATGATTGCGCAGCCATCGGGGACGCGGCCGCCGGCAACAAGGTCGCCACCATCCCGAACACGGCCGGCACCATCATGCTCCTCGACTGGCCCTGCGGCCTCGGCATCGTCCTGAAGCCGGGCAGCGGTCAGGTCCTCGCCGTCACCTGGGCATAAGGACGACCGCCGCCATGTCCCTCACCGACGCACAGAAAGTGAAAATCCGCTATCACCTCGGGTTCCCGATGTTCGGCGGCCAGTCGGTGCAGGCGTTCGGCTACCGCTATGCCACGCACTACGGCACCCTCGAATTTCGCATGAACAACCTCCTGCCCGACGAGCAGACGAAGGTCGTGGACATGCTGACCTCGCTCGACGCCCTCGAGGCCGCCATCGACACCGCCGGCGACAACATGGACACCGATGTCGCCTCCGTCTGGGAGCGCAACAAGAACGAGCTCGCCGAGCGCGAGCGGCTGTATCTGGCCAAGCGTCGTCGCCTGTCGCGGTTCTTCGGCGTGCCGCTCAACGACGACGCCCAAGACAGCACCGTCGCACTGGTCGTGTAATGAACCAAGACCGGATGCAGGTACTCCTGGGGAAAGGCTACGCGAAAGCGGCCGCCAAGATCGGCGCGCCGTTCGACGTGTTCCGCCCCGCAGGCGCCGCGTCCCCGCTGGCCTCCGGCAACAAGGTGTCGACGCTGGCCGCGATCTTCACGCCGCACAACGCGGCGAGCTTCTCCTTCAAGCGGCCGTCGGACTATACGAGCCCGCTGTTCCATGGCCTGTTCGACACCCGCGTCACGCACGTGTTCGACTACCTCGTCCACGCCACGCAGGGGACCTTCTTCATCGCCTCGATGGACCCGATCCAGCCGACGCTGTGCGTGCAGTGTAACGTCACGGTGTCGCTGTCGCGGCCGGTCGGCGCCACGTCGGTCGGCCTCAACCCCTACGGCGGCAGCGTGCCCGAGACGGAGGTTGCGGTGATGACGTCGTGGCCGGCCTCGCTGCTCGATCAGGGCAAGGGCCGCGCGAAACAGTTCGGCGACCTTCCCGGCGATGTCGGGACGGGCGTCTGGGAACTGTTGCTGCCGCTGGTGCCAGGCGTGCTGGTGCGCGACGCCGACATCGCCGTCGACAACCTCGGCCGCCGCTACATTCTCGGCTCCTGCGAACTGCAGGACTATGGCTGGCGCTGCAAAGCCGTGCAGAAGGTGACCTGACATGGCCGACCTTCAGGACGTGCAAGACGCGCTCGCCGGCCTCATCGCCGGCGGCATCTATCCCAACGGCGCCTCGCAACCCTCGGTCACCGGCGGCGCGGTTCGGATTTATGCCGGCTGGCCCACGGCCGCCAAGCTCGACGCCGATCTGCGCAACAGCGTCGCGCACGTCACGGTCTACAGCCAGGACGGCGAGCGCAACACCAACCGCTACCTCGAGCCGTGGGGCGAACTGTCGAGGGGCGCCAAGACGATCGGCGCCACCATCTCCGGCGTGGCGCTGACCCTCACGGGAACAGTTGCGACGCCCCAGGTCGTGACGGCGCTCGTCAACGGCAAGGGATATTCCTACCCGGTGCAGGACGGCGACACGCTGACCTCGATCGCCGCGGCACTCGCCACCCTGATCAACGCGGACACGACCGCGACCTCTCTCGGCCCGGTGGTCACCGTCCCCGGCGCCTACCGGATTTCGTGCCGGATCGGCGTCGGTGGCGTCATCGCCCGCGTCGTGCGGCGGCAGGAGAAGCACTTCCAGATCGACATCTGGGCGCGCGACAACACCGTGCGCGGCACCCTCGCCAAGGTTATCGACCCGCTCCTGTCGGGGCGCAACTACATCGACCTCTCCGACGGCACCAAGGGCCGGATCGTCTACGTCAAGTCGATGAACATCGACGAGACGCAGCCGGAACTGCTTTACCGCCGCGTCATCACCTACGCCGTCGACTACCCGACCATCGAGGTCGACACGGCGCAGGAGATCACCATCACCGGCCTCACCATCGAGGCGGACGACGGCAGCGACGGCCTGTATCCGATCCAACACGTCGTGACGACCCTGGCACAAGGATAGACCCATGTTTCATCTTGTCGTGACGCGCGCCTTCGGGCAGTATCGCGCCGGAGATCAGATCACTGATCCGGCCGAAATCGACGCTGCCCGCCGAGACTACGCCGGCAACGTCGTGCAAGTGATCCCGACCGCGACCGCTGAGAGTTCCAGCAATCCGCCGCCCTCTCCGATGAAGGCGCGCAAGTCGCAGTAACACCGTAACACCGCGTTTCGTCGGTCCATCGGGCGCCGGCCGCCATGGGGCCTTTCTCGAACATTTTCGAGGGGAACCCCCATGACTATCTCGCAACTCGGCACCTACAACATCAGCGCACTGACGGTTCCGGGCGTCTACGTCCAGATCGTTCCGCCTGCCTTCCGCCTCAACGGCGTCCCCTCCTCGATCTTCGGCGCGGTCGGCACGACCACCTGGGGGCCGATGAACCAGCCGCAGATCATCGGCGACTACGCCGAGTTCGCGAGCGTGTTCGGCCAGATGCAGGCGCGCCCCTACGATCTCGGCACCGCAGCCTGGGTCGCTTTCCAGCAAGGCCCCGCCGCCGCCGGCAAGTTCGTCCGTGTCACGGACGGCACCGACACGGCCGCCTCGATCGTCGTGCAGACCAACTGCATCACGCTCACGGGCAAGTACACGGGCTCGCGCGGCAACAACATTCAAGTCGCCATCGGCGTCGGCTCGGCCGTGGGAAGCTACCGCGCCCGCGTCATCATGCCGGGCGAGACGCCCGAGGTTTACGACAACATCTTCAAGGGCGTGAAAAGCGTCCCTGTGTCGGCGGCGGGCACCGGCTACACCAGCGCCCCGGCCGTCACCTTCACCGCCCCGCAGATCGCGGGCGGTCGTCGGGCCCGCGGCCACACCACGCTCACGAGCGACGGTGTCGGCGCGGTCGTGATCGATGATCCGGGTTCGGGTTACACCGCCGCTCCGACCGCGACCCTGTCGGGTGGCGGCGGTTCCGGCGCGACGCTCGGCACGGTTGTGATCTCCGTCTGGCCCGCAATGGCGGATGCCATCAACAACGGTCAGTCGGGCCTGCGCGGTCCCTCCCGCTTCGTCGTGGCGAGCGCCGGCGCCGGCACCACCACCCCGAGCGAGACGCTCTACTCGCTCACCGGCGGCACCGATGGCGCCGCGGGCATCACGAGCGCGATCATGCTCGGCACCGACGCCATCCCCCGCACGGGCATGTACGCCCTGCGCGGCCAGGATGTGTCGTGCGCCATGCTGGTCGATCTCGTCGACACCAACACCTGGGCGACGCAGCAGGCGTTCGGCGTGTCGGAAGGCATCGCCATGTGCGTCATGGGGCCGTCAGGCGAAAGCATCTCGGCGGCAGTGACGGCCAAGACGAACGCGGCCATCGACACCTATGCGATCAAGGTGCTGCTCGGCGACTACGTTTATATGTTCGATCCCGTGAACAACCTGCCGCGGCGCCTCGTCAGCCCGCAGGCATACTGGATCGGCCGCCGTGCCAACCTCTCGCCCGAGCACTCCTCGCTCAACAAGCGGGTCGAGGGCGTGATCGCGACGCAGCGCACGGAAACGGGCATGCCCTACACCGACGCCGACGTGACCGAACTGCAGCGCCTCTCGATCGACGTGCTGACGGCTCCGGCGCCCGGCGGCAATTACTTCGCCTACCGCACCGGCCGCAACGCCTCGTCGGACCCCGGCACGCGCGGCGAAAACTACACGACCATGACGAATTATCTGGCCAAGACGCTCAACGCGGGCATGGGCCGATACATCGGTGCGCTGCAGTCCCGCCGGGTCGATGACAAGACACGGCGTGACATCAAGGCGACCCTCGACAGCTTCCTGTCGATCCTCGCCAACACGCAGCCCTACCCGATGATCGATGAGTTCGACGTGGTCGTGAACAAGTCGAACAATTCGAACGAGACGATCGCGCTCGGATACGCCTTCGCCTACGTGCGGGTCGTCTACATGAGCATCGTCGAGTTCTTGGTTGTGAACTTGGAAGGCGGCCAGACAGTGAACATCACTCGGCAAAATCAGGCGCCATTCTGATGGGCTCGATCCTTCTCAAGTGCGGGGCAACAGTTCTGGTTGACGATGCGGACCTCCCCATCGTCAGCCGGCACAGTTGGCATCTGTCGCACAACGGTTATGCGATCCGGCGCGAGCGGATCAATGGCCGAAAGCCGGTCCTCTATCTGCACCGTGCGATCATGAGCGCGGATTGGGATGGGGATGTAGACCACATCAACGGCGACAAGCTCGACAACCGCCGCTGCAATTTGCGCTACGTCACGCGTGCGCAAAACAACATGAACATGCGCACGCGTCGCGGCTCGTCCCGGTTCAAGGGTGTCGTCTGGCACAAGCAAGATAGGCGCTGGTGGGCGGTCATCAAGGCTGAAGGCAAGCAGCGCTCTCTCGGTACGTACGCGACGCAGGAAGAGGCCGCTGCGGCCTACAACGTCGCCGCCAAACGCTTCTTCGGCGACTTCGCTCGCCTCAACGAAATCTAGGAGACTAACCCATGCCCGTCGCATCGCAATTCGGCACTCTCTCCATCGGCCGCGACATCGCGGTCAACTGCACCCTGCCGGGTGGTGGCCAGCTCCAGATCGCCGGCATCACCGAATTTGATCGCAAGCCGAAGCAGAAGAAGCTCGAGAGCCACGCGCTCGACGGCATCACCCGCACGGCCACGATCCCCGGCACGTGGACGCTGTCGTTTTCCATCGACCGCAACAACCGCGAGATCGACGACTTCTTCTCAGCGGTCGAGGAGGCATACTTCCAAGGCCAGACGGTCGAGAACGTAACTGTTCTGGAAACCATCACCGAACCCGACGGCTCGATCTCGCAGTACCGCTACGAAGGCGTGTCGCTGCA